AAAATCCCCCATGCATGGGCCGTCTGCCTGGCCTGCATGGGGGCTGTATAGCTGTAAGTATATGATTGATTCCGTGGGGCCGTCCCTGGTATAATTCATTGCGTCATTCCTCCTTTCCATGATCGGATTCATTTATAATACGGGATAGCTGCCATTTACTACATAATCTGTATCCGCTTTAGTAGCAGATAATCGCATTTGTCCATTCGAAGAAATTCTTACCTCGCATTCAGTAGATACCCTCCAGTATGCATTCGATTGTGAAAACGGCTTTGGTAAGTAAACATTAAGGTGATATTGAGTATTGGCCGTTTCAAGCTTGAAAACGATTTGGAAGAAACACCATCCATTCTTGACTACATAATAGCAATTCTGTTGATTCTCATCAGGAACATATACACCACTTGTTGCCCATGTGATTAACTGCTTTTTGACATTTGTTGAACCAATGTCAAGCCTTATCCAACTGCCCCAAGTATCAGCATCACACCGACGGTACCATACACCGTCAACCGTCATACCAAGGGCAAGTTGGGTAGTATATCTGCCGTCTGCACCTTTACATGTAATAATATGAAACCATGTATTATTTGCGGAAGTACCGACAGGGGGAGTATTTTTAGAATCATTGTCTCCTCTTATTTCTGTTATATATCCGCTAAATCCGTTTCCCAGATTATTAGCATCACCTTTTTCAACTCTTAACAATTCTATTTTTTTAGCACCTGCTGCCATCTCCGTTTTTCCAAGATATTTATTTACCAATGCGACATTACCTTCAACAAAATTGTCAGCATGAATATAGGAAAGGCCTTTTGAAGCGTTAAATACTACTTCGCTCTTCTGTTCAACACCAGTTTCACTGCTATTTTCCGTATCTGTATATATAAGATTAAATTTGATTCGACAATTAGCTTCATCTTGTTTACTATCTATAACTAATCCGTTATCATCAGTATAAAGATAAGTATATTGGTTAGTAGTACTACCCATTCTTGATAATATTAACCCATATGGACTAGGAGCAACGTTACCACCATGAATATGCAAATTTCCACCTGATATGGTGCCACCTGATTTATCAAGCTTCCCATCAAGCTGTGTCTGGATTTTAGATTTTGCCCCAGCCAGATACCCCAGTTCAGTGCTTGTCACACCGGATTGTGCAACTTTCCCGCTCCCATTTGATACTAAAGCCCTGTTTGCACTCAGATTACCTCCCAGCAGAGTGCTGGCCGCACCGTTTGCCAGATCAGCAAACCATTTCATTATCTTTCCCATGCTTACGGACAGTTTCTCTTTGGATGAAAGGTTCGTCCGAGTAGTGGCCTGCGAAAACGCAGTGGTAACGTTGCTTGCATCACCGGTTTTGTCCAGCTTGGTATTAAGCAGGCTTTCCATTTCCGCCTCATTGGCCTTCTTACCGATAGCAATATCAAGTGCGGCCACCACATCGGCATTATCCGCCATAGCATCGGCTATCTCCCCCAAAGTGTCCAAAGTCATAGGCGCCCCGCCGATCAGGTCAGCGATTTTTTTGTCGGTATACCCGGTGGACTGTTGGTAAGCGGCATCTATGGCATTTTGCTGAGCAGTGGACACTGGCTTATCCATGTCCGAGGTATTATCAGCATTCCCCAGGCCAACCTGCTTTTTTGTGGATCCGTGCGGATTGTCCTTATCAGACATATGCTGTGTTATTGCCTGCTGCAATTGCTCAGCCACTATGTTCAAAAAAACATCGTTGTTGATCAGCGACTGCGTTACGGCATTAAACAAATCTGCATGAGCCGGGTCAGTGGTCTCAAATTTTCTTATATGTGCAGAAAATTCCGGACTCGTCGGTATCTCAAATTCTGCCATAATCATCTTCCTCCCCATTTAAAAAATATCATCCACACGGAATGTCATCTCCAAATCGGCATCTTTCCCTTTGCTTTTAAATGTCTTGATGGCAATAATATCACCTTCCGAATCATACAGACCCAGTTCGCTGATCTCCTCATCCACGCACTCGTTGGCTGCCAAAGTACATAAATACCGGCATGTAGTATCATCTATAAAATTATAACTATCCACCTCTTTCCGAAACACTTCATTCTTAAGCCCTTCGTCACTGACGGATGGCAATACCGGGTTTCCGTCACTATCCACCCCGCCCGTTCCAAATGCCATGCCGACTATGGGCGGAAGTTCTATCACCCCTGCCCGGGCCTTCACCATTTTTCTTCTCGCAATATGCGTCACTACTGCGTCTGCCATCTTATAATCTCTCCTTCCATACTTCGGCATCCAGGATTCTTGAGCCGTCCATCCTGAACTGCCCGTCCAGATGCCATAAATCTTTTTCTATTGTTACAGAATCCGTCTCCACCATTGCATCCATGCGCACAGGGATATTTACCCCTATGTCCCCCCTGCCAACACACCAAATACCTGCTGAATCAAAGCAGCACCCTGCTTCCACGCTGTATCGGTTCATTGGAAGCATCGTAGGGAATATAGCAGAAATATCCAGTACGGAAAACTGCACCTTGCCTTTCTGGATTACCTTGATAACTCCTATCGCAATCCCCATGGCAATCTCACATATGGGTATCTGCCCAAGGTTTACGGAACCGTTCAAGAGCCAGCCGCCATTCAATATTCTTTTGAAAAAATAGAAAAATGCATGTACATCCAGGCATATTAACTTGACCTTTTCCAAAGCCGCCTGGTCTAATATCATGCTGTATTGGGCTGTATAAAAAAAACCGACTCCTGCCGGTTTCATAATACTCGGTTTCCCTTTGGCCTGATCATCTTCCTCGATGTCCACTGTGGGAAGCCCAATAAAAATTGTTGCGGGGCGATCCACACGCTCATAGTAGTTGGCCCTGTCCACATCCCACAGAATTTCTATCGCTTTCATAATATCATAATATGTACACTCGCTGGTATTTCTCAGCATTTTGTACTGCAGGTACTGTCTGTACCTCCAATCAGAAATTACAGGTTCCTGGAACCTCTGGTTCACAAGTTCTCCGGCTTCCTTCCTGCTGAGAGGGATAATTGTCCCGACATAATCCAGGTTTTGTCCCGTCGCTGTATCAAGCCCAGTCTTGGTGTCCAACTCTTCAAATACCGTATCAAGTTCCTGCATTTGCCTGGCAAATGCCTTTATCAAAACCCCGATATTCTTCTTCCCCAGGAATTGCATAGGCATATCTTTTAGCCAGTCTTGCAGGATATCCGTTGTCACTTAAGCATCACCTCAATTCTGTTCCCGTCAATCAGAACCTTCTGTCTGGACGTTGCCATAATATTGGCATCTTTATAATCGCTGTCTCCTGGAATGGTGTTGGTATCAGTAGTATATGCCGTAAGTATGGTTACTTTCGTCAAACCCGCCACCCTGTCATAGATTCCCTCATGTAAAAGCTGCGTGAGAAGGCTGGTTCCTGCAGTCATCTGTGCTCCGTCCTCCATGAGTGACTGCTTTGTAAGGGCCGCATAATTGAGTGGCAGCTTTCCGGCATCCCCCTCCAGCGAAACTTTCAGCCACGTATAAAGGTATTCTGGACGGTTGAATCTGACCGGGATGGTACCTCCGTATTCCCCAGGGACATTGACAACTACTTTGCCGTATGTCTGGATACCCCCGGCTTTCCTCCGAAGAATGGATTTTGCAATCTCCGTGTTATCGCCGCCCTCCACGATGATTTCTACACTGTGTGGCGGCATCCCCCTCTCATTCACCACATCCAGGTCATTCTCATATCCGGATGCAGATTCCACATCCTTCACATTATTCAAAAGCTCTGCTATAATACTCTCAATCATGGTATTGGAGCGGAGGGCTGATTTTGCTATGTAAGACTGCCTTAACTCAATATCTGTCTCCCTCTTTCGTCCGTATGTCGGCTCCAGCATGTTGGTAACAGCTGTAAAACCAGTGATGTTATTTACCATTTTGGTAACAATGTTGTACGGCAGCGTGATTTTTCCATAGTCATTTGTAAGAAAATTCGCCAGGGAAGTCACGCTGGAAGTAGTAAGGTTATCTGTCAGCGTAAGCGTATTTTCCCTGGTTTTCGTCTTATCTTCAATGACGAGCGCCCCATCCACCACATTTACTGTATAGCCATCATCCTTGATGGCAGATGCAAGCCCCTCCAGTATGGCCGCTGTTTTTCCGCCCGGCGGGTTGAAATAGCTGTACTGATTACCATTGATGGAAATGGTATACACTCCAGTATCCTCTGATAGCACAATAACTGATACCCTGCTGAATCTGTCCTTGGTAATTTGAAATTCCTCCGCTGAAAAAAGCCGGATTTCCGGCGTTGTGTTGGTTGCCACGATAGCGTTTTCGCGCACATATGTCCCATCATCACCGGTACAGTGGAGGACATAGCTGGTTCTCTTGTCCCCGGCCCTCTTGATGCCCCCATACTGCACGGCATGGTCCAGGTTCAGCCCCGTAGCTGTTGCCGGGTACTTCGCATAATAGCTGTCCTGCGCCGTTTCCCAGAGGTTCGCTATCTGGTTCCCGAAAGTCGTTACAAGCGTATTGAGGAAAGAAGTGCCTGCAAGCCTTGTGTCCACTCCCCATCCGTCCGTCAGGTCCGTATGGATTTCCTCCAGGATGGTATCCAGCCTTTTCAGTACAAATCCTTTGTCTGTTACTCCGTAATCTTGCAATTTATATCCACCTCATCCCTTATGGTTTCGTAGTCCGTGCTGGCTGCAAACTGTATTTTTGCTTTCCTGGTGGCTGCATCGAATGTGACCGATACCTCCCCCACGTCCACTACCTCGTCAACCTCAAAAATCTTCTCACGGATGACTCCCTCAAAATAATCAGTGTCCGGGTTCTTTATCAGCAGGCTCTCCCTGTAGGGCAGTCCCTCGTCACGGTTCCACCGCCATTCAGCCTCGAACCATTTCAGCCGGATTTTAATTTTCTGTGCCACCGATTCTCCGACGGCTATATCACCATTCCTGCCTATGAACAAATCCCCGGAAGTGTCAAGAAGTATATCCATCATACACCCCCTATCCATTCTCCGGTTGATCTGATTTACTGCCGGGATCCGCAGATCTGTGGACGTGCTTTTCCAGGTCAAGTTTTTTAATCATCACCGTTTCATCAGCTGTTATCTTTCCGGAAACCTTCAAATCTCCGGTTATCTCAACCCCTGCATCATACACCATTAACTCCGTTGCCCCTGCCTGGATGACTACCGCATCCTTGCTGCAGGCTTTTTCCGCCAAGGCGCCGCCTCCGTTCAGAAGGCCGGGAATCGCCACCGCGCTTGTGAGGTCAAACCGCAGGGAGCTTTCCGACTCCGCGCCGCTCCTCCAGGCATCCAGTTCCACTTCGGAAACGATAATTAGGCAGTCATCCTTCTTTTTGACCGGAAATGCCAGCCCTATCCCTGCCGACTGGCAGAGCGGAAAAACAACCGGCACGTCCGTAATGGTCGGATATGCCAACCCTATCCCATCTGAAGTGATATATTTTCCGGACGGTTTCACTACCGCGGTTCCTGTGCCCGGATTAAAAGACACGATTTCCCCGGGGAGCGCGGTATGGATTTGGTTTACTACGGACCTGGCCGTGTCCTCTACTTGCTGGGAAAACTCTTGCAACATATACCAACACCTCCTATGCTTTGGCAAGGTCGGCAGCTTTTACCGCCGCTGTGACCGTACTCCCGATGCCGATAACTACCCTGTCACCTTTTACCTGGATGACATCGTAGACAGAATAATAGCAGACGAACGTACCTCCGGCATATTGATAGCCTTTGATCTTGTTCCCCTGCTGGATCGTTCGGATCACTTTGACCTTATCCCCTTTTTTGAGCACTCCGGAAGCATCTCCCACGGAGCCGGAAGTGGCTGCTTTCCTGTCAAGTTTCGGCTGCGCTCTGATTACTAACAGCTGCGCCGCGCAGAGCCAGTCACCCTCCATGTTGTCACCGTCTATGGTTATTTTGTGTACCAGGAAGAATCCGCTTATCTCGTCACTCTGGAGCTTCACGATGTCATTCACCCCGATTGCCCCATTGAGTAGGTACTGTACTTCCCACCCTGTCTGTGATTCATTACTGTCGCCGCCGGAAGAAATGGTGATCCGCTTCGGCCGGCCGATAAGGCCGGAGCTGCTGTCCAGGAGATAGCCCCTGGTATTTACCGCACGTCCGGGCCATGTAATCTGTATGACCTGGTTCTGGATTGTCCATCTGTGGCCGCAGCATCCGGCTATCTTTTGCAGGGCGTTCTTTGCCTTCCCCACATAGCTGAATCCGTTGGGCAGCGTCTTGTAAGATAAATCCTTTGCAAAGACGATGGAACACCCCATCTGCCCTGCGATGTATTTATAGACATCCTGGCAGTTCACGGCACCATTGAGGGATACGCTGATATTTGTATCCCGCAATTCCACCCTGCCGTCCATGACCTCTATCTCCGTCAGCCGGTCCGCATTGTCCGGCGTTGTGGTAATGGCCGTGATGTTCCCCACCAGGATAAGCGCAATCGAATCCTCATATCCTGCTTTCAGCTCCAGGATGCAGTCCTTAGTATCCAGTATTGTCAAATTCTTGTCCGAGAGGTTCCATACCTGGACTTTCGCCGTGTTTGGCGATTCGGCGTTTGACTTTTCCACACTGAAAGAAATATGCAGGGCATCCTCCCTGGCACTGTGGATATTGCCGATTTCAAAACCATTCCCTCCCATCTTGCCGCACCGCATGACATAGCGGCGCATGAAATTCTCATTTGCCATTATCCGTCCTCCAATTCCACATTTGGTATGTAGATGAACTCCGCCGTCCGCTCGTTGAACGCCTGCCTCCCTACCTCTTCTTTCGTGGACACGCACCCGAAAATCCCGTCCGGGATGGCGCGGTCGGAGTAGAAAAAGAAGATAGGGAAGTTAGGCACAATCCGCGTCATGGCGATAATCGGGTTTTCGTCCTCGTCATACAGCCCGAAACTCCAGTAATCGTACTTCTCATTATAGGTGAACCGGAGCATATATTCAGTGCCGTCTATGGACAGATTGGACACGCTGTCATTCATGTCCGGAACCTTGATGTATAACATTCCCCGCCTCCTTAGATAAATCCTAATCCACTTGCCACCCCATAAAGGATTGACTGGTTTTTCTTTGCGCTGGAGCCTCCACCAGATCCTCCACCGGAACTACTGGAAGAGCCGGACGAACCACCGGTACTTCCGCTGGCCGTCCCTGCGCTGCTTGATGTTGTGGATGTTGATGCGGTACCGGCGTTTGCCATCGTCTCCCCTGCTTTGAGAATATCGCTGGGGATGCTGGCAGTCTTGCGGTTTGTTACCCTTACCTTCTGTGCCGTGATGGAGATTTCCCTGGCATACCCTATCTCCTTTGAGTGCTTGATGGATATGCTGGTCAGCCCCATGTCCTTATATACCGTGTCCGTAGTTACGATTTTCACCAGCTGCCTTGAAAGCCACAACTCCTCCATCCGGTTGCAGATATTGTTTACCCTGCTGTTGGAAGTGCCATGCCTATACAGCCATGTTACCGGCGTGTTGCTGACGTAAAGCGTCATGCTGATGCTGACAGGCTCCAGGATAATCGTGTCCGACACCGGGAACCCATCCTCCACCGGATAAACCGGGATAGTTGCAGACAAGGTTTTCTGCCCCTCTATTAGGGCATCGAACTCAATGCCTGCTATTGATACCGGCTTTAGGTTGCTTCTTGCCATGCCTGCCTACCCCCTTGCGTATGCTAATCCTCTTGCCATATATGCTGTCGCATCGTAAGCAGATTTGTTCATCGCCTTAGATACGTTCCTCTGCACTTCCGGCGTCCCTCCGTTGTAACTGTTCGCTATATTCACGTTCTGCGTCACGCTGGAGGATGAACTGTTGTTTATCGTTGATGCGGTCGCAGTAGCTGCGTCCGCCGTTGCTGCCTTTGTGAGGGAAGAAATACCCTCCGCAAGCCCCCTGACCTTATCCAGGACCATCTCCTCGTTGGAAGAAATACCCTCTGCCAGGCCGCTCATAAAGTCCGGCATCCAGCTCTCATAATCTGTCAGCGGGCCTTCGTCCGGAACAGAAAAATGCAGATACGAGCTGATGTTGCCCGCGATCTGTTTCACAGCATCCAGTACGGCGCTTGCGCTTTCCAGTATGCCATCCTTGAACCCATCCATGAAATCCTTGCCCCAGCTATGGGACTGCGCAGGAAGCGACTGTAAGGCCATGCCAATCTGGTTTATGCCGGCTTTAATTGCCTCTAACGCTCCGATCATACCAATTTCCGCATCCGTAGCCATCCCATTGAATGTTTCGCCAAAGGACGCGCGCATCATCGTTGAAATGAATTCCAGTGCCCCTTGCAGCACCGATGAGCTGCTTGTCATGCTCTCTGCCAACCCAGACATGAAATCCGGCATCCACGACTCATAGTCTGTCAGCGGGCCTTCGTCCGGGACGGAGAAATGTAGGAACGATTTTATCTTGTCCCCGACTTCCTTCACAGCGTCCACAATTCCCTGAACCCCGGAGAGTATGCCGTCTTTCAGTCCGCCGATGAAATCCATGCCCCACTGGATGGCCTGGCCCGGTAATCCTTTGATGAAATCCACCGCTGCGTTGATGCCGTTCACGATGGTATCTTTAATGCCCCCTATCGTTGTTGTAATGCCGGATAGGATGTTTGAAAATATCCCGCCTACTGTGGATGCTATGGTGTTGAAAATGTTGCTGAAAAAGTCCCGTATAGCCCCAAGCACTGATTGGATGACGGAATAGGCATTATTAATCGAATTGGAGATTGTACCGGTAATAGCGCTCCAAATTCCGCTTAGGAATGATGAGATGCCGTTCCATATCCCCTGGAAGATACCAGACACCGCACTCCAGACGCTATTCCACAAATTACTGATGAATGTGAGCGCGTTCTGGAAAGCGCCGGTTATCGCGTCCCATATCCCGGTCACGAATGAAACTATGCCGTTCCATATCCCCTGGAAGAAACTGCTAATTGCACCCCAGACAGCCTCCCACACCGCTTTGATGGCTGAAAGCGCCATATCGAACAACAGCTTGATTGTCTCCCACACTGCCGTGATGACGCTCACGATGATATCCCATACTGCCTTGAAAATATCCTTGATGGCGTTCCAGGCTCCCTCCCAATCTCCGGTAAATACCGATGATATGAAATTTGCTATGCCTTTTACGATGTCCAGGAATCCGTTCAGGATTTTCCCCAGGGTATCCCACACCACCTTGAACCATGCCAGGACTTTGGAACCCCAGTTCTCCCAAAACTTCTGAATAAGCCCGAAAATAAACTCTATCACCGTTGCCAGGGCATTGAATATCGCGCTCCCGGCTTCATACAGTGCATCCCAGACAGCAGATAACGCCTCCAGGATTGCCCCCCATACCTCCAGCAATTTGTCCTTCGTGCTTTGTGTACTTCCGTCTATGTTGTCCTCTGTCGAACCGAACAGAGTAGCGGCCAGCTGTGAGATGAACGTCCACACCCCTTGCAGGAATGTTTTGATTATCCCCCAGGCCCTCTCAAAATTCTGCCGGATGTTTTCTGAATGCCGCTCAAAAAATCCCTTCACGGTATCCACCCACATCCCTGCCGCCTGCTTTATGAAATCCCACACGTTCAGCAGGAACTCTTTTACTTTCGTCCAGGCTCCAAGAATTTTCTGCCTGGCGCTTTCTGCACCAATGCCAGCCTTGTCAAACAGCGTACCAATGACTGAATCGTTGCCCTGCATAAAGTTGATGAAATCCTCAATAATCAATGCCAGCATCACGATGACCGCTATAATCGCCATCACCTTTAGATTTGCCAGGCTGAAAGCCTTTGCTACCTTGCTTATGATGCTGGCAAGCCCACCGGCGGCTTTTATAAAACTCTTTACCTTTGAAACCGCAAGTACGGCCATGAAAGCTCCTGCGGCAACCGCCGCGATTTTCAGTACGTTCTCTATGCCCCCAAACTTCGCAACGATTTTCTTTACCAGGTCTATGCCCTTCGACACTCCCCTGGATAGCGTCTGCGCCATCCGGTCTATTGCAGGCTGGAGCCTTTTCACAAGCGCATGGAGCCGGTCAAACGCCCTGGCGAGGAACCCGGTTTCGCTTGTCATGTTCTGGAGCCATTTTGTCGCCCCCTGCACCAGCGTACTTAGGAGCTTCAAGACCTGTACTGCCGGTTCGAGGAACACATTTCCGGCGGCTGCTTTTAAGTCATTGACAGACTGCATCAAGTTTCCCAGCTGGTTAGACCAAGTATCGGATTCTATTGCTGCCTGCCCCAGCGCTCCGGAGGCTTTGTTTGCCTCCTCGACCATTGACAATAGCGTGAACTGCTTTTCTGCCTCGCTCAAATCCTTGAACGATTTTCCATACAGATTGTTTGCCGCCGTGTTCCTGGTTGTTTCCGTACATGAAAGCCCCAGGGCGGCGTCATTCTCAAAATTGCCCTTCAAGAACGACTGTAAGGAATCTGTCACTTCCTCAATGGAGCGGTCGTAGAAAGCGGCGGAATCTGCCACCGCTATCATTGACCTGTTTGCAATATCCAGCGCGTCCGCCTGCTCCACTCCTGCTGTCTTGGAAAATGCGGCTATCTGCGTAAAGCTCCCCTTCATCCGGTTTACCATGATGCCGGTATCCGCTTCAATCGCCGCCAGCTTGCTTGCCGCTTCATCTTCCATCTCACCGAACACCTGGGAGAACTGCGATTTCAGCGCCTCCGCCTCTGCTGCGGTTTCTGCTAAATTACTGAGGCCGGCTATGGAAAATCCTATACCAATTACGCCGAGAAGTTTTGTAGCGAGTTTCTTTAATCCTTTAATAGAATTTTCCGCCTTCTTCTCACTCTGTGTATCTACCTCAAACCCGAATGCCACAGCTATGTCCCGTATGGTCAAGCCTTATTCCTCCTTTCCAGCTCGTCGGCGCGTCCTTTTTCCACATCACGCTCCATAAGGTATAGCGCGTATAACTTTAATGCCTCGTCCAGGGTGTAGTATTCCTTCAACTCCTGCATGGATGCTATGCCCGCCTTAATCAGAATGTAGCAGCGCAATTCCAACTCGCTAAATTGCCCGTAATCAAACTTGCCATATTTCAGATAACTTTGCGCGGCTTCTTCGGAATCGCCGACCCTGCTTTCCCAGATAGGCCGGCGATTTTCTTGAAAAAACCATTGAAATTCAGTTTGATAACGTGGAAACACAAGATGAACATATCCTGCACTTCCCCACAGAATATCTCATTTGCCAGGTCCATATCCAGGCGCTCTCCATGTGCTTCTCCCTCATCGTCCGGAATTTCCACCACAATATGTCCTCCCAGGAGTAGTTTCTGCATGAGCTTTTCCATCTTGTCTCCGGAAATGTTTGTGCAGTTGGAAAGTGCCTCTGCTGCCTGCCCTGCGTCAATATCCATAAGGCTCCCTTCCTTCTGGTTTGATGCCAGGGGTACCAATGCCCCTAAAAGGGGAGCCAGCACGGATGCCAGCTCCCCGGTAAGGTTCGCCGCCTTGAAAGCGGCAAAAGGTGTAATATAGAAATTGTAACCGCCGACCTTTTCTTTTGTCGGCTCCATCTGTTTAAGTGCCATATACTTATCCTCCTATGCTTTTATTTGAATTCTCCCTCTGCTACAACAATCTCCCATTCCCGGTTCTGCTGTGTCTTGCCACGGTTCCAAGTAGCCGGTTTCGTCACCCAGCCGATGGCCCCTATGAACTTCTCCGCCCCCAGGATGTCATTGATGGCAACAGAGAACGTACCCTGGCCGTTCTCCTGGTCCTGCCGGTATTTCTTCTCCAGGAAAGCGTTGCTCCTGGATGCCTGCAGCAGCGATATTTTGATGGTGTAAAGTTTGGACGGGTCAATGCTCCTGGCAATTTCCCCATCCGCGCCCACCACATAGCTGGTGCCGTCGCCGGCAGGCTCAACGGCAATAAAGCTGTCATCCGCGAATCCAGACATGATGTGGTTCCCCAGGGCGCAGGTCACTTCTTTAGGATTGTAGGTTGTTACTCTCATCGTTTTTTATCCCCCTCTCTTAGAATCTCAATGTGCCATCGATCTCTACTAAATGGATAGCGCCTGCAAGCCTCGCCCTCCATCTGCAGTTCGGCAGCCTGCGCGATTTCCTCTGTTCCTCCGTCAGGCTGCTTGCCAGGGGGACGCTGGTGGAATATCCGCGAACCTCATTGTCATTAGTGTCAAACGATGTCTGCGCGATGCCGCCGTAGGTCTGCCCCTCCGAAAGGGCTTTTTCCATTGCCCCCTGGATTGCCCCGATGCCGCTGTCCTCAAACGGGATCTTCGGATTGGATTTCAGGACACCGAACACAAGAACCTGTATCCGGTTTTTCAGCCAGTCACGGAAACGTATAACGTCAATCCACTCCCCGGAGAGCATCTTGCCGCCCATGTTGCAGTTGCATCCTGCATACCGGAGGTTTACATTCATGTTGTTTGCCTCCAGCGTCTTTTTCTGGTCGGACGTGAGCCTAGAGGGAACGATGGCTGCCTCCTCTTTGAGGTTCCAGGTTTCGGAGCCGGGCTGGTACCCGAAACACTTTGCCATTGTCGCAAGCGCGGCGTACTCATTCTCCGCAGGCTTTTCCCCATCTTCGTAGCCATCTGCCAACCCGGAAAACTTCCCGAAACTCCGGTAATAGGAAAAATTCTTGATCGGACAGTTGTCAATATCCGTGTACTCGAATCCGAAAATCTTCTCCTGCGTCTCTGTCCAGATCACCGCGTTGCGGACATCCTCCGGGTCTTTGAAATCCGTAATATGGATGCCATAGAAAGATGCCTCCCGGTTTGCCCGGGCAAGCGTCTCCCGGATGTCCTCATAGACCGGCGTAGGTTCAACGCCGCTCCCCTCCTCTACTTCCGGGATGGTTGATTTCCGCACCACCACATACACGTCCCCAGGTGATGGGGACTGCGAAAATGCCACCGATGCCGCCAGGTATGCGCCATCCTCCACGGTATATCCGTAGTTAAGCAGTTCATCGGCCTTAGAAATGGCCGTGGCCTTCGTGAGCTTGGAGATGCCTTCCGCCTCCGGGGCAGGCACCACCAGCAAAATGCTGTCAAACGTGGCGTCATCTGAACCCGGGTTTGCAATCTCAATGTCACATTTTACAATGTCATCCAATGGATTGTTCTGCATTGTCTTTACCTCCTTCTGATTCTTCTATCAATTCTACATCTTCTATGGTTTCGGTCGTTGCCGCCGCCATACCGCTTGTGCCGCCTCCGGAGCTGTTCGGAACCATCGGCATGCTACTGATACCATACTGTCCGTCTGCCTCCTCGACATAGGAAACGGTAAACTCCGCCATCGCCCGGTACCGGTACTGTGTGCTGTTCTGCAAACCGGTAAGATTCCGCACTGGGGGCACAAGGAGAATCCCCGCGCCCCTCTTGCTGAAAAAGTCCGTCATCCTCTCTGAATCCAGAAAGATGGCGAACTCTGATAAATCGGACGTTGCGGTATCAATGAAATTACCGGTTTGGTTCTTCCCGGATAGCACCGGCTTTCCATTCGTATATAGGTTTACTTCCAGGGTGGTACCGCACTGGTATACGCTGCGCCCCTCATCGTCAATGATCGGGAAAGTGTCCCTTCTGATGCCGCCGGTTTTAAGGGTGACATACGGCACTGGTGGCTTCGTGTTTATCTGTTCTGTCCAGATGATAGCTGCCCCGGTGAAAAAGCATTCCGTAGCATCATAAAGCATTTCCCTAACTTCCACCAGATTCATCTACCGTTTCCTCCTTTCCGTTTCCCTCCTCCCCAGGCTCCTGATCCTGCTTTAAGCACTGGATAAAAGTGGCTGTGTAATGTCTCAGGGGTGTATTCTCGCTTAGCCGGCTTGATGTACAGTCAAACCACTTCCCCTGGAACCACAGCCGATCCGCTTTCTGATGCTTCTCTTCATTCTCCACCAAAATCTCATAATCGCAGAATACTTTCAGCTGTTGGACTGACTTTGTGCCATCCGGAGTGGTGACAGATACATCCTCCATGGTCTGCACATCCATGGGAAGCACTTTGTCTTCATACGGTATGGTAGAATATCCCTGGCTATAAACCGGTTCTGAATACCTTCGCAGTATGTGTGGACGTTTAAAGAAATTCATCAATTGCCTTCTCCTTTCCTCTGGATTACATAATTCACTGACTGGCGCATCCTTCCGGTGTCGATCAATGGCTTGTTTGATTTTTTCCCTTCAACATAGAATGGTTTCCCGCTCTTTTTATTGCGCATCCACCCGCCTGTTACAGTAATGTCAGCATTCGGTACAAACTCTCCATCTTTGATCTTTTTCTGGATAAGTTTTTTCTGATAATTTCCAATCTTATCCAAAACATCCTCCGCACCCTTTCCATGGGTAATCGAGAGCACTTGTGTTCTAAGATATGTATTAATCTTGTCAGCATTATCGTCCACGCTCTGCCTGATGAACGGTCTCGATGGGATATCATCCGTACCAAGTTCGTTCCATGCGGCAATGTCACAAATATCTGTGCCATCTTTTTCAGACACTTGCCCCTTCTGAAATCCTACACGAACTTCAAGCTCTGCCAGTTCCTTTAATGTCTGAAAAAATTTCCTGCCTTCTGGTGTAATCCTGTCTGTTATTCTAACACCCATTGCCAACACCTGCCGATATTATTGGGATGATGCAGCTCCGCCTCAACTGCAGATACTGCATCCCATAAATTGTGAGGCTGTATTCCGCATCTGAATTCGAGTTCCCCATCTGATTATTTGTAAATGTTACCGATGTTTCCCCCTCAGACACGGAAGCAAGCCCGATTGTATCCCCAATGGTTCCGTTTGCGACTGCTCTGCCGTTCCCAGCCAACTTCATTTTATGAGCCGCTATATAAGCAAGAGCCTGGGGATACACCTTCCCGAATCTTTTCTTGCTTACAAGCGGCTCTGAAATTGAAATGAATAGTTTTACATCATCATCCGAAACCTGGGAGAATTCCTTCATTGTGGCTCTTATCATGTCAAAGGCTTCCATAACTTCACCTCCCTACTGGTTCAACGCAGCAATGATTTTCTCCTTTAAGGCATCCACCTTATCATCATCCGCAACTTCCAACCCCATGCCGGCAGCCTTTGTCAGAAGTTCCTCCTTTTTCATGGATTTCACGGCTTCGATTTCCGCCTTCTTTTCTGCCTGCGCCTTAGCAGTGGCCTCCTGTTCTGCCTTATACTTGGCAATGGCCTCTTCGGCAATCTTAGCTCTCTCAAAGTCACTGATGCCGTCCGAAACTCCTGCAGCTGCCATTTTATCTGCGTCAGCGATTATCCCTTTCGACAGATAATAAGCAATTACCGGGTTACTCTCCATTCCTTCCGCCAGTTCCATAATCTTCCCTGGCAGGAACGACTCCCCATTGATGGAAATAATCTTTCTGGACTTATTGATAATATTCATGCTACACCCTCCTTAAATGCCGTATGCCAAAAGCATGGACAACGGATAATAGATAATAAGCCCCGCGGTCCTCTGTTCACAGGGAACCTCGGTTTCCAGGTTCTTGATCTGAATCGGATACTGATAGAACGGGAGAGGGATTTCCAAGCTGAACTTCTCCGCATCCTTTGTATACATAAATGCCACATCTTTTCCGCTGACATTGATATCCGTTGCCGATGCCTGCAATTCTGCACAGGATTCAAAGTTTTTCAGATACGGCGCATGGGCTTTGATGAAGCTGAGAACCGTGGTCTCCGTGTCAGGGATTCGGCGGGTAGACAGATCCATAAAAATATAGGACGGAAGCGCCAGGGTATCCGGCTTTTCAATCCCCATGGTGATTTTATCCACGAACTTCTGCATCCCATTGATATCATCCAGAATCTGGTCTGCAGTCTTATGGGCCCAATCGGTGTACTGTTTCCCATCAACCGTTATCGTGGACAGCGTATAAAGCGGGATGTCATTGTCCGTGCTGAAAATACCAATCAGGTTATGCCTGGCATCCCCGGCCCATGCAATCTTATTGACAGCATAATCCGAAGCCCTCCTTGCCGCTGCGCCTTTTCTGGCATCCAGGGATTTTCCTGCAAGGCGGGATGCCCTCATTTCCTGCACATTGTAGCCATAGCTATCGCCGATGGACTTAATGTTTGCAGTATGGGGTTCCCCTTTGATGTCCACCCTCGGCAAATCCGTCGCATAGTTGTTGATGATTTCGGCCATACCGGCAATATCATAGCTGTAATATGTGGTGGTTTCCGCCCCCTCATTTACCTCAGAGGTAATCGGAAAATTGGCAAGGGCAGACAGTTCCGGATAAATCTTGTCGTAGGTCTTTGTCTTGACCTGATCCAGTTCACGGGCAAAGAAGACGCTCGCCTGCTCCACACTGTCAAACCTCATGGCTTCAGAGCCGGACATACCCTTTATCAGCGTAGAGCCTTTCAATGCTCTGTAATCGTCCATATTATACTGTTTCATCAGTCATATCCTCCTTTTCATTCTCACTCTGCCGCACTTGCCGCCACTGCCGGGAAAAATTCCGCAACTGCAATACCAGTATCAGATACGCCGAGATAATGTGCATTTAATTCTACCTTCGTAGCTGTATCTGCGGAGGTCGTGAACAACCCCGCTTCATCCCCGGACGTAATCAGAAACACCTTCTCCTTGTATGCCGGAACGGCATTTGTTCCTGTCGCTATCCAGATTTTCCCATGATGCAGGCAGCCAACCGTCCTCTTACCCTCGATATTGAGGTTATTGTTCATATCCAACTCTGTCATAACAGAGTTATGAACCACAACGCCTTCAAAATCATCCGCTGTGGAAGAGGATTCCGGTACCTTAACATCAATACCAGCGTTTGTGCCTGCCACAACGCCTAAGCCGAACTGCACCTTGCCCTCCGCCTGCCTGGTTGCCACTTCATGGTGGGACAAATCATAAAGCCCACCGGCTACTCCCTTGGAGAAGCCAAAACCGTAACTCGTCTGTGCCGCCATTCCCATTATTTCTTACCTCCAATCATTCTGTTGATCATATTTTTCCGTGCCGTATTCGAGCCGCTTTCTTCTGCCGCATCCTTGCGGATTTTGTCTTCCGCAAGCCTCTGCCGCTGGTCATCCGTGCTTTTCCTGCCAGCATAAGTTTCCTTCGCAATATCATAAGCTGCGCTGATATATGCCTCACTCTTTCCATCCAGGTTTATCTTCGGATTAACAGCCTTGATGATCCGCTTTCTTCCTTCCATCACAGAAAGGCTCTCCACTCCATCCAGATTCAGCTTATCCGCCATGCGGCAGATATCCAGCCTTTCCTTAAACCTCTGGTCCACGGAATCCATATTTACTCCCTTATCCTTTCCGTCTTCCGCGCAGCCTTCCCCATTGGCATTCCCCGGTTCTGCCGATGCCGCCTGAGGTGGCTCAGCCGACGGTACATTTCCGTTATCACCATTCATGTCACTGGATGCCTGCAGCTTGTCAATCTCCGCCAGAAGAGTTTCCAAATCCGCTTTCTGTCCTGCAATCACCTCTTCCGGCGCAATGTTGGCACTATCTGCATCACGGCGGTCAATATTGTCCCTTACCTTGTCGACGGGGTTCTTTTCCTTCACGGTCGGCACCTCGTCCCCACTTTCTGCCGGCGGCACTTCGCCACCATCTGCTCCTGCGCCTGCGGTCGACTCTCCGGCCGCTTTCTGGGCTAAAAACAAAGCGATAGCTGCTTTCATTTCTTCCGGTGTTAATTCTTCACCACCATCAGCTTTATGGCCTGTTTCGTTCGGTTTGTACATAACTACATTGCCTCCTTTTAAGATTTTTTTATTATCATCATCTTTGCCGTCGATGTTAAGCCTGGCAGCATCTCCTGCCCTTGCCTCCCCAACCAAAGCAAGATGATTGATTTCAATGTTCCTCTGTATGCAGTCATATTTTTCGCCCTCCCATACACCGGGCGTTTCCTCTGTGTCAAGACTGTACCCAAGGGAGAGCTCTTTCAGTCCGCACCATTTTAGAGCATTGGTATCATGAATAATGATTTCGCAGCGGACGTTATTTCCATCCTGATACCCTTCGCTCATAATGGTCCCTATCTGCTCCCGTCTTACATTGTCCTTTGATACTTCCCCCGCATCATGCGTGATGATAATTGGCTTGCCTTTGTAGCTTTGCAACGATTTTTTGTCGAACACATCTTCCGGCAGGCGCAATTCTCTCCTGACGCTGCCATCCTCATTCTTATACTCAAATATGCCGCAGGTAGTCACAATCGGATGGTCTACCAGATAGCCCTCCTCCGTATAATAGGTCTGATCCAGAGAAATACTGTCCAACCTTTGATCTTTCAATTTTCTTCTCACCTCCTATCGTGTTGGAATATCCAGTTCGTCTATATCAAATATCGCCAACGCACAGCACCTGCACTGATAATCTTCTCCAGGATGGCACCTGCGCCCCCGTTTCCTGTCTACCAGTGGCGGGTCGTCCCATCGGAACACGCCACCCTCCAGCCTTTTGTGGTTATCCCCCATTGGATCCAGAGCGCCCCCTTTCATTTTATCCCCAGCCCTTACGCGTCCATCCCCTGAAGTTGACCATTCATACCGGCTCACCCCCGCATCTGTCTGTTGGCGCTTCGTAATCGCCGCATTCAGCTTTGCCGTCTGGTCCCTGGCTATCAGCCTTGCATGCCTTTTGTCCATTCCGTACTGCCGTTGGATTTCTTTGACAATATCAGTAGTTGGCTTTCCTTCCATATAGGCGGAGTAGACGATATCCTTCATCTTGTCCAGGGAATTTGATGGCACGGTTTTTATGAGATCTACATTGTCAGACACCCATCTTTCCAATGCGTCCTTATAGAAGTCCCCAGAATAGTAATCCTCCAGTAAATCAATCCCTAACGTCTTGGAAATTACCTTTTTCCATTCCCGAATGGATAGCTTTTGTTCTAAAGCTGCAATCTTATTGAGAGCTTCCGCCAAGTGAAACAGGCCAAATGCTGCATCAAGCTCCCTTCGAATCGTGTCAAAAAGTATCTTCAAACGGACTACTTTATCAATCGTTTCAAATCTCGTCCGCTTGCGCCTGCGGTCATTCTTTTCAGAGGAATCCACATGGTATCCAGCCGTACCCTCCGCTATAATCCTTTTTAGTTCAGGAATATGTGCAAGAAGTATCTGGCGCTCAATCCCCATGTAAGCATTCACGAGCCGGATATATTCCCGCTCGACACTATCAGGATACTTCGGTGCATATTTCGCTTTCACGATATTTCTCCCATGGTTACGTCTCCTCAATTCTTCCCTGAGTGCCTCTTTCCTCGCTTTATCATCCACAAAACCACCTCTCTTATTGCCTTAAATTTGGCATTTCTGCTCACAGCAAGGTATTTGACTGTCTGAAGGTAAAAAAAAAACCACACAGCCACGATTAGCGGCAATGCAGGGCAAAAGAAAAGAGCCTCACGCTTGCAAGGCTCTGTATCTTATATTCCGAGTTCATCCAAATATTCAAGAATATCATCACTCTTTCTTGTCGGATCCTCCTTGATGAAGTCTTTGACTTTCTGTGCATCTTCATCATCGTGCTTAACTGCACACAGAACGCAGCCGACGAAATCATCATAGGTATCGCTTACCTTTTCCAACAGTTCCTTCAATTCATCCATCAGCTCAGCCCTCCTCCATCTTC